CAACAGTGTGCTCGGGATTATTGGCGTTGGATTTTTCGACGAGGTTGCCGTACAGGCTGATGTCGGCGTACTGGCTCTGGAACTCAAATGTGCGACCCGGATAGGTGTAGTTCTGGGTAATGGTGACGCCACGGGCTTCCACAATGAATTTGGCGCCTACTTGCGTTCCAGGAGTGCGGAAATACTTGTTTTCCGTGCCGACAGTGACGAGATAATCGAACGTGTCGCCGACTTGCCAGTTGTTGCTGACGTAGGTTGGATTATCGGAAATGGCAATGGTGGGTGCCTGCCACAGGTTTTTGGGGCCGCTCCAGTGGTTGGGGTCGTAGTAAACAGTGCTGCTGAAAATCAGACGGATATTTTTGCCATCGTCCGTGATGTCGACGGTGGCCGAGCGGTTAGTGCCCACGTTGTAGTTGCGGGCTGGTCCGAACAGTTCTTCGTAGAAGGCCTGGCTGCGGCCTTGGACAAAATCGCTGGTAATGACACCGCTAACGCGCCGGCGCTGGCCAATGTTTGTAATGGCGGGACTGGACGGTGGCTGGCGGAATGGATTGCTGTTGTCAACCGAAAAAGTAACGACGAACTCGCCGAGGGTGTCCCAGTTGCTGGAACTTTCGATGACGTTTTCTTCGGCAATCGTCCATACAAATGACTGGCCGGAAAAATGACCAGCCGGTAGTGCAGTCTTGACCAGCGTGTAGCGAACTTTGTACCAGCGGTTATTGCTGACTGTGTGCTGGTATTCGCGGACGGTGGAGGTGCCGTCGTTGCCCGGATAATTATCAGCAGAACCAATGCCAATGCGGCGGGTTAGTTCCCACGTAAAGGTGCCATTACGGCCTTCGGTGTACTCAAATACGGGGTCGGTGTACCAAGAAACAAACTCGGATGAAGACAGGCGGGTTTGGCTGCCTTCCTGATCTGGCAGCAGAGTTGTAATACCTACGCTGGTAGGGCGGTCGTTTGTTGTGGTGCGGTCTAGGTAGGACGGCAGGCTTCTAAATTCAGAGTTCTGTTGGACGTCGAGTTTGGTAACGAGTTGGCCGACGGAACTGACTTTGAACGTGCCGTAAGCCGTTGAGTAGTTGGCATTAAGGACTTGGCGCTCGGAGTTGTTATCGAGTGAACCGCCGTGCATGAGTTGCCAGAACACAGCGGAATCCGGCGTGTTTCGTCCCAAGTCGGCGCCATTTTTGGGAATGAACTGATACTCGTATTGCTTGCGGTCGGGGTGCTCCAAGCGGATGTAGTTGTACTGCTCAATCGGTTGATTTCCGACAATGCAGAATTGTTCGCCCAGCGGTTGCCAGTCGTATTCGTTGCCCGACGCATCCACACCAGCCGGACGGAGAAAAATGGTAAAGACCGAGGCCCGTTTGATGTATGAGCTGTTTGTACCAGAGGCAACTTGAACACGGCGTTGATCTAGGTTTTCAAGTTGTGCAGGGCTTGGAATGTTCTGGAAGTTGCAGATGCCGTTGAGGCGCTGGAAAACGTTGCTGCGGATGCCGATTTCGGTGACTTCACATGGACGGGTGTTACGCACGGTGGCTTTTGCCACTTTCATCAGCGGGTAGAAGGCTGCGCCAGCGTTGTATTTGTCGGGGGTATTGTTGTCGTTAATGTAGTTCTGGCGCAACATGTAGTTGGACACCAAACCGATCTTGTTGACGGCTGGTGAGTTGATGTCAATGCACTTGAGTTGGATAACTTGGTCGGCGTTGTCTTCGGCTCGCCACATTGCGCGGCTGCGGCTGATTACTTGCCATGTTGTTCGACCAATCATGAAAAGTTCGCCTATTTGCAGCGCATCATCTGCCGCAATGCGCTCTTCGGTGGTCGCGTCGTTGATGTCTTGAACGCTGACTTCGCGGTCGGTACCCTTGTAAAAATTTTCTGGAATTTGGTTGCGGGCAATCGTAAATGTTGCAACATCTCCAACGCTTACAAAACGCTCTTCGATACCAGTGCTGTCAGACACGCCAACGCCGTTTAGCGCGGTGATGCCCATGCGACGGCTGTAGTTTCGGCCAGTACCGTCCATGCCAGTACGCAGCATGGTGGCAAAAACATCGAAACCGCTGGCGAGTTGGTTGTTGGTAAGAGTTGCTTGGCCAGCAATTTTGATGCGCTCAAAACTTAAATTGAGTCCCGGATCTTCCTCTACCCCAATATTGCGGGGCATGGAGATAACGCGCCAGTTGACGCGGTAGTGGCTGCCGTTTGCAATCGGTGAGTAGCAGCCAAATTCAGCGTTGTTGCTCAGGCTATGGGCTGCACTAAAGCCGGTGTCGTTATCTGAAATTGCAGTGGGACAGCTAAAAATGTCGTCGTAGGTTTCTGGATCGCCAGATGCCAGCGTGCCACGGGTGCCGTAGGTCAGGTTGACGGCCTTAATGCGGTTAAAGCCGGACGTGGTGGTATTCCGTTTCCAGTAGAAAGCGAAGGTTTCGTCGTAAACAGCATCCAGTGCGCCGTTGCCGAGGAAAATGCCTTGCAGTGCTGGCGGTGGGTCGATTCCGTCAGGTGCAATTCCCTCAGCAACGCCTTGCTCGCCTACAACAAACAGCAGCTTGACACCTTGCTGGCGCCCGTAACTGAACATACGGGACCACACCAGCTTGGGTGTTACGAGGATGCCGCCGGTTGTTCCAGTCCAACGGCCAAAGATGATAGGTATGGGGTCGCCGTAGCTGGCTAATTCGGCTTGACTATCAAAACCGAACGTAGGCGTAAACCGCTGGCCGCCTTGGATGCTGGCAAGGTTTAGTTGAGTACCGCCATTTTGCGTTGCTGTTTGCGATGCACGAGGTTTCGGCATTAAAAAGTATGCCAAAGCCGTAGTTGCTACTCCAACGGCAATAGAGACAAGGGCGGCAGTTGCGGCAGCACTTTTTGCAGCAGCGGCACTACTGGCAGCCAAATAACCGGCAGCTAAAAAAGGCGCGGCATTTTGGATGTCTGGAATATGGTCGTACTCAGCAGGACGGACTCTTGAACGCTTGTACGCTTCGGCTACAAAAAAGCGATACTCGTCTTCAGTGAGACCCGCTAAATCAATGATCTGCTTCTCGTACGGAAGCAGGCGGGGTTGGAAAATAACTGCACCGGACCCCAAGCGACCTTGGACAGATACGGGTTGATGTACAGGATCCCGGTCTGCCATGTCACTGCGAAGGCCCAATTACTCTCGCGGAGCAACAAGATGTCTCCATCGTACTCGGGTCGTGGGATACGGCGACCCCAGCCAAGCAAATCCCGCACCACAGCACGTTTTGAGGCCGTGTACCAGTTGGGATTGAACGGTGGCGTGGCAATGTCCAGCCGCTCCAGCACTGTATAAACCAAGTGGATGCAGTCGATTTCGTCGCCGCTGCCATCCGCGCCAAGGCAGTACGGACGCCCAATAAGATCACTGCAGTCGGACGCCACTGGTCGTGGGGATGTTACCAATAAGGCGTTGGGTCAGTCGGCGCATTGGGAACTCGGCGCCAACAGCGTCCAATACCGTGTTCAGGTTGACCACAAGCTCGGCTTCTTTCCACGAACCGCTGGCCACAAGGCCGTAATACTGGTGGAGTTGCGTGGCGGCAGTGCGGTCGTCGGGGTCCAGCAGCATCACGCGGACATGCGCCAGCCAACGGTTGTTGAGGGCCTCTACGGCCCAGTTGCGGCTAAGGCTGTTGTTTGGCAGCAGCAGGCTGGCGTCGGTGTTGTCGCCGGTGCGATTGATGGTGACGCCGGAGAAGCCAAACGGCAGGAAGCCGTACTCGTCGCCGGAGTAGGTAATTGTTTCGCTGATAAAAAAGTTCTGGAAGCGTTGGCGGACGTTGCCGTTGTCGCTGAACGTGATGAAGTTGCCGATTGCGAGTTCCATTACATTCCGAGGCGTTTGCGGGTGCTGGTGGAGCTTTGCAGGCGGCGGAGCGTGCGTTGTTCGCCTTGCGCGGCGCCTTGGGCAGCAGCTTGTTGCATACCGCGCTGGAATTGATCAGCCGTAACGTAGTCCACGCTATTGATGCGTTCCACCGTGTAGCGGACGTCGATTGCTCCAGTGGGTGCGGATGTGGTGGCCATGCCGTCACCGCCGTCTGATCCAGCGGGAATGACGGCTGAGCCGCGGGCGCCAGATGCGTAGCGGTTCATGGCTGAGCGCATCTTGCTGGCCGGAATTACATACTCGGGCTCGCCGCCTTCGCCTACGACGGCGCGGGTGGGGCCAGTTACAAACCCGCCTTCTGCGTACAGCTGCACGCCGCTAAAAGCTGTGGTCGTGTTATTTGAGACACTGCCTAAATTGCCACTAAAATTCGGCAACTTAGCCGTAGATCCAAAGATTCCCAGGACAGACTTAAAGACATACATAGTTATCATTTTTGCGATTATTTCAGCGGCCATTGCATTAAATGCTTGTGCCACTTGTTGGAAGAATTGCTGGAGGGCTTGCTGGGTTGTTTGGGTGCCGTTCACAATGCCTTGGAACGAGTTGCTGAAAGCATCGCCTATAGCTTCTGCGCCATTCTTAGCCAGCGTCAAACGCTCGGTAAGTATTTGCAGCTCTGCGTTGTATACATCAAGTTGTTTGATACCTTGATTATTCGGATCTAAATTGATGTCTGTGCGGAAAGCGCCACCCGTCATGCCGAAAGCACGTCCCAGGCGGCGTTGCGTTACTTCGTCTAGCAGTTCTGCTACGTCAAGTAAGCGGTACATGTCTTCGACTTCTTTTTTAAGAAGCACCGCTTTTTCTTGCTCATAGGCTATGGTCGCTTTAAGTGTTTCGTTACGCTGAGCAGTCAGTAAATCCTCAATTTCTGCACTGCTTAGGGCTTTTCTATAAAGT